AAAGCTAGTGAAGATGTATATGTATCTTTAACTACTGGTGATGCAGTAAGACTAGCCGCAGGAGAAGAACGAGAATTCCCAGAATATATTGCTTATGCTTGTTTACAAGCTGGTTGTACTGAAGTAAAAGTACCAACTATTGATGAAGTAATAGAAAAAACTAAAAAGAAAACAACTAAGAAAAAGTAGATGGCAGGTACATTACAAGCACAACATATCTTATCCAGGGTACGTAACATACTTCAGGATAATACTGCTGTGCGTTGGACCGACGGCGAGATGTTTGATTATTTAAGCGATGCGCAAAGAGAGATAGCTAATTTAAGACCTGATGCTACTGCTACACATAGTAATGTGCAGTTAACAACAGGTACGGAACAAACTATACCAACTGATGGCTTACGTTTAATTAAAGTAGTAAGAAATATGTCAGGAACAGCTACAGATGCTACTGGTGCTAGAAGCATTAGGGTGGTTACAGAAGACTCTTTAAACTCAACAGAACCTAGCTGGCATAATCCTACCGTGACTGGAGATGCAGCACATGGTACTGAAGTAAAACACTACATATTTGATAATGAAGACCCTAGAAAATTTTATGTTTATCCTGGTGTTGCTGGTAATGCTTATGTAGAAATAGTGTATTCTAAAAATCCTACTAGTCTTGGTGCAGCTACTGATGTAATACAAGTAGATGATATTTATGCTAATGCTTTAATAAATTTTGCTTTATATAGAGCGTATTTAAAAGACTCAGAGTATGCAGGAAACCAACAACGTGCTGGAAGTCACTATCAATTATTTACTCAAAGCATTGCACGAGGCGGGATAACCGCAAATGCGATACAACCTAACCAAGGAGTAATGAATGGCTAGTTTTGATTCTTTAATTAGAGATATATTACCTTACGTTCCAGGTTGTCCTGACAGTTTAATTGAAACTAATATCAGGTCAGCAACTATAGAACTTTGCGAAAAAAGTAGAGCGTATACTTTTGACTTAGACCCAATAACTACTGTTTCAGGTATTTATGAGTATGAGTTTGACCAACCCACTGGTACGGATGTACATCAAATACTTTTAGCTACTTATGATGGCCATGATTTAGATCCTATTAGTCCTAGAAGTTTAGAACTTAATTACCCAGACTGGCGTGACCGTGGTGGAACACCTACTGTTTACTTACAAAAAACTCCGGATACTTTTTGGTTAGTGCCAGTACCTAATTCAAAAAAACAGTTAATTATGAATGTTGCCTTAAAACCAAGCCGAACTACACGTAGTATTGATACTACTTTTAGTGATACTTATCGTGATGCTATTCTTTATGGTACGGTGTACAGATTATTAAGAATACCGCAGAAAGAATGGACTGACCCCACTGCTTCTGCAGATTATTTTGGTTTGTTTAATGAACAAATACGTTTAGCAGAATTAAAAGGCCGTGGTGGTGACACTGGTGTAAAAAGAACAGTTAAATATAAAACAGCAGGTCTAAGCCACAGGAAGAGGTATGGACGATATGGCAAAGAGTTGGACTATTAAAGATACTGTTTTTGAATATATTCCGATAGAGGATATAAAAGTTGCGTACAACAACATCGAACAGGATCTTAAACGTGTAACGCAAAAGTCATATGCAGATTGGATACCTGCTGATGTATATGCAGCGTTACGAGATGGTAGCTCTGAGTTATACATGGCGTATAAAAAAGATTATTACGCAGGTTTTGTAATAGTTTCAGTCATTAACGATGCTGGTGGAGAAAAAACATTATATATTTGGGTTGCTTATAGTAGACCCGGGTATAATATAATAGGCGCAGGTGTTGAGTTTTTAGAAGAACTTGTAAAAAATACCAGCATAACTGGAATGGAGTTTCATTCCAATCGTCTTGGATGGAGTAAGACGGCTAACTTGCACGGATTTAAAGCAGTTACAACAGTTTATAAAAAGGAAGTGTAATGGGTAGTAAGCCAAAACCACAACAGTATCAGCCTAGTGAAGTAGAAAAAACACAGGCACGTATAGCAAAAGCAGATCAAGAGTTTTTTGAACAAACTTATGATCCTTTGCTTGTAAAAATGCGCGATGATTCTCTAAAACAAGATACTCGTGGTACTTTACGTGGTCGTGCGCAAGCCGATACTATGCAAACTCTAACTGGAGATGGTGCTAACCTTAATTTAGCTAGAGATGTTAATACTTCTGCTAATATTGCCAGCGGCGCAGTAGGTAACATTTTACAATCTAATGTTTTAGCAAAAGATGTAAAAAATAAAATGCAAACTAACGTTTTAGGCACAGCTAGAGGACAAGCAGCAGACGCTGGTAGTGGTTTAGCTGCCGCTTCTAAACTAGCAAGGTCTGAAGATTTAAACAGAGCTACGGCAAGGATAAGTAGAGCTAGTAACATTATGGGTAACGTAGGTAGGCTTGGTGCTGCTGGTATTAGAAGATATGCTAGGAAAGGAGGCGAACTGTTTGCATCTCCAGATACTGACCCTGCAGGTTTTTCATTTCAATCAAACCCTTATAATAGTGGTACGAGGCAAGCGTAATGGGTAGTCCAAGAGCAGGTATGCTTCGAGCAGCTATGCTTCGAGCAAATCAGCAAACTGATCCAGACAAATTATTTGCTGAAGTCTCACAGAGAGGCTTTGACCGATATGAACGTGAGTTTAAACCTTTTGAAGTAGATGTTTTAGCTAGAGCTCAAAGTGATACTAGTTTAATTGATGCAGTGCCAGAAGATACTGCAGAACAACAACAAATAGCAGAAGGTATTGCTAGAAGAAACAGACAAAGATTTGGTTTTGAATCTACTGCAGCACTTGCTTCAGAAAGAGAAAGAGCAACACAAAGAGGTAGCGCTTTAAATTTAGCTGGGGGCTTAAATAATGCTAGGTTAGCTCAGTTAGATGCTAATCAAAGAGTTATTTCTGATTTAATAAATATTGGTCAAGGCGTAAATAGAAGTTCTTTATCAGGTTTAGGAACAGCAGCAGAAAATGCAGTAGCAAGAAGGAATCAATATGAAAGAGACAGAGTATCATATAAAAATTCACAGACTAGTATGTTAACTACTATTGCTTCTGCGGCTATTATTTTTTCAGATATAAATCTAAAAGAAGATATTAAATTCAGTCACAAAGAAGGCGACTACAATATTTATACTTGGGAATGGAGTGAAGAAGCTAAAAAATTAAGTAAAGGTAAATTACCTACTTATGGAGTGCTAGCTCAAGAAGTTCAAAAACAAAAACCAGAGGCAGTAATTACTCATGGTTCTGGTTACTTAATGGTAGATTACGGGAAACTATAATGTCTGGTCACGATTTTAAATTTGGTAGAGAGGTAGGATTTTTCCAAAGAATGTTTGGACAATCTTTTACTCCTAAAGAAGTAGACGCGATTCAAAGAAGAGAAGACCAAAGATATAGCGATAGTTTTGGAAGGCTAGAAGGCGAGTTTGAGTCTGCTTTAAACGATGCTGCTAAGAAAGAAATTGCGCCTGCAGCTTTTAATGGTAACTTCGAAGAGTTTTTAAAGTTTAAAGATGACTATGAAAAAAATAAAGGTTTTGGCGAAGGTAAAAATCGATTCGTTACTTATAGTCAAGCTGTAACAATGTTAGGTAAAGATAGAGTACATGATTTAATACCCAAAGATACCTTAAGTAAAATTTTAGAGACAGATGCAGATAAACAATCAGGAGAAAGAAAAGGTCTTGATTTTGAATCTACTGAGTTTTATCGAGGAGAAGACGGTAAAACAAGAGTTAACCCTAAGATTAGAACTTTTCGTCCTGGATCTGGGGGTCGGTTCAAAGCTAGAACTAATAATCCTACTTTAGATGGGGCTGCACAAAGCGAAACTGGAGATGCAGGCGTTGGTGATTTAGATTTATCACAAATGGATGCTATCTTTGAGATAGGTAGAAATGAGCTTTTAGAAAAAACCGGAGTATATGGTACAAACAATAAAGTAGGCGCGCCTTTTTTTGAAGCACTTACTGATAGAACTAGGGGAGCTATGGAGAGTGGTAATAGAGAGGATGCTCTACCTCTTGTAGAACAAATAACTAATACTTTAAGAAACACTTTAAATTACGATATTATTGACAAGGCTGCTGGTAACGAACTAACAGGCACAGGCACTACAAGCACAGGCGCTACAGACACAGGCGCTACAGAAACTACTCCGTTAGCTGTTGGTTCTTACAACCCTAGTGATGCAGATATAAAACAAGCTGCTTTAGGGTATTTTGATCCTAAGACTAAACGAGAAACTACTGTTAGCACGCGAAAGATTGGTTTTGAAAAAAGATTAACAACAACTCGAGATCAAATACAAAATATACAAAAAGAAGTAGACGCTGGCACAGCAGGCCCTAGGGACATCAACACTTTATCAAGGTTAAAAAAGCAGTTTGATAACCTTGTTGTTGAAGGTCAAAATAATGATATAAGAGAAAATTTAAAAACTAAATTAGATACTGCAACTGGTGATAATAAAGCTAAATATGGTCAAATTTTAGCTGGACCTAATTTTGACAAACTAGTTAAAAGCAAAGAATTAAGAGAGGAAATTCAAAACTTATCACCAGATGAGTTTATTCAAAAATATTCAAGTGCTGATGGTACTTTAAACAAAGAAGCTTTGTTTGGACAAGACTTTATAGAACCAGAAAAAGAAATCCTTAATAAAACAATAACTAACGCCGAACTTAAACAAATTACCGATGCAATAGAAAATAAGGATGAAGCTAAAGCTAGAGAACTTATGGGTAAATTAAATTTTACAGAGGAAGATGAACAAACTTTAATACAAAGTTTAAACAGAACTGGTGGAGATTATCGAAATGCGTCGGATGCTTTCTTAAAAAGAATGTACATTTTAACTTTAAAGAATGCACCTACTGAGAGCGCTTTGAGTAAAGCTTTGTTTAGAGATGTAAATTTAGCAACTCTAACAGAAACTGGTTTCTTAAATAATAATGCTCTCTCTGCTGCTACTAGCGCTAGAGATACTCAAACTGGTAACTTTAATACTTTACTTAATGATATAACTACAACTTTAAGAGATTCTTTAAAAAAAGAGGGCTTAAATATATTTGATGGCCGAGGAGCAGTTCGATATAACACTCAACTTAATCTCTTAAAATCAAGCATAAAAGATAGAGCACAAGCAGAACAGTACTATACATTAAGAGCTGAGCAATATAAAAATCAAGTTAGTGAGGATCTTGGTGATGTAGGTTGGATTCCATATCTATTAAGTCTTGGAAGAGCTCAAGGGGCAGACCCAGCTGTATATTCTGATGGATTGCAAAGTGTTTCTGTCGTAACTAGAACTGGAGGACCACCCAGTAGAAATAACCCAGTTATTGGTTTTAGAGCAAACCAAGCTTATCAAACCGCTAATGAGCTAATAAGAGAAAAAGGTCAAAGTTATGCAAATAACTTAGCAAAAGCTCTAATTCGATATGAAAGAGCAGACACACTAACTGAAGAAGAAGCTAAACAGGAGTAAAGGTAATGGCTACTTTAGCAGAAACCCTAGCCGCCCTTGATGCTCAAAACACAGATCAAGATACTCCGACTACTCTAGCTGAATCGGAAAGAGCTGAAGATGTAACTTTTGATCGTAGCCCACAAACTTTAGGGGGAGTTTTTGCAGAGTCAGTACGTGCGGGAACTGCACAACTTACCAGTGACTTTGAAAGGTTTAAAGGAGTAGCTAATATCGTCACTGGTGATGAAAAAGCTGCTCAAGATAATTTAGCAATAGCTGAAAGCTATGATGAGTATTCAGGTGAACTACTTAATCGAATACAACCCTTTGAAGAGTTTTTAGAAGAACCTACTTTTGGCGGGTTTTTTACTCAAGTAACTAAAGCTATTGGTCAATTTACTCCTATGGCAATAAGCTCTGTGGCTAGTGGTTTTGGTGGTGCTGCAGCAGGAATTTTAGGTAAAGGGATTGTTAGAAAAACAACTAAAAGCACAGTTGATGATCTCTATACTGCTGCTAAAACAAAAGTAGCTCGAGGAGAAACTTTAGACGCTGCTGAACGAACAATTATAGATGAAGGTTTTGGTTACTTAAAATGGGCTAAACGTGGAGGTATAACTGGGGCTTTTGGGCAAGAGTATGTAGTAGGTACTTCACAAGCTGCTGCTGAGTTTCAAGAAGCAGGTATGGAGTTAACACCAATTGAAGCAAGACAGGCTTTATTATTAGGTGTACCTCAAGCACTTTTAGGTACAGCTTCAGAAACTATTTTTGCTAGAGCAATGTTAAAAAATGCTCTAAAACAATCCCCTCTAGCTGCTTTAGATAGAAAAGCTAAAACATATGGTGTTGCTAATCTTTCTAAAAATGAGAAAAAGTTATACAACCTAACCCAAAAAAAGGTTG